TAAATTATAATATAATTTTATGAAAAAGTCAAATATTAAATTTTTGGTGTTTTATCATTACTAAAAAATTCAATTAAAATAGCAATAAGGATAAGGGCGCCAATTATAATGGCGCCCCATCCTGTGTCAGCAAGTGATTCAAATAGAACTTCCATGCTATCACTTCCTTAATCAAAACAATCTCCTACATGATTAATTATTACATTTACACCCAATGGTGTTTCATAGTCTTCAAACGTAATAGTAGTTACTGTACGACCAACAGTGCGTGGCTTTTTACCATTTGTCTGTTTTTCTGGACGGATCCATACTCTATTGATAATAGTAGTATAATCTTCTTTTGTATAAATACTTTCTAAAGTATATCCAATTACAGATTCTTCAGACCATGTATATTCAATTTCATTACCTTCTTCATCATAATAAGGCATTTCAATGGATAAATAATTGTCACTAGCAATTACATAAGAACGAATATATACATAATTACCATATAATCTTACAACAATAGATTCTGGTCTACTTTCTTCATATTCCTGATCATCCCATATTTTTTGAACAGTTAAGTGCTTTACTGGCGCGGGAGTTTCAGTTGGTTCTTTAGTCGGTTCTTCTGTCGGTTTTTCTGTCGGCTCTTCAGTTGGTTCTTTAGTCGGCTCTTCAATTGGTTCTTCGGTTGGTTTTTCAGTTGGCTCCTTAGTTGGTTCTTCAGTTGGCTCTAAATCTGATTGGGTTGCTGGAGTTGGAGCCGGTGTTGAAGAGGGGATAGGACTTGTTGTTATAGTTGGGGTAGGAGTTTCTGTTGGAGTCGGGGTAGGAGTCTCAGTTGGTACCTCACTTGGAATAGGACTTGTAGTTGGAGTTGGTGTTGGGGTTTCTGTAACTTCTGGACTTGGTTCTACTTTTAAGGTATTAACAAATTCAAATACCATATCAGTTCCAAGAATATATTTTGTTACAATCGGATCAGACATTAATTCATAATTATCTGGAATATCTATTTCTTCAACAGAGTATTTACCAGCGCGAGGTACATCTACAAAATATGTTCCAATTCCTGTTTTTGCATCTACGATCACTTCAATATATTCTGGTTCTTCAAAACCAATACCGCTTACTTTAAAGAAGAATATTGCATCTTCTGTTTCTTCAATATTTGTTACAATTTTTCTAATTGTAAAACCTACTGGTGTAGGAGAAGGAGACGGAGAAGGACTTTCACTTACTTCTGGAGAAGGACTGGGACTCTCAGACACTTCGGGAGAAGGAGAAGGAGATTCACTGACTTCTGGAGAAGGCGATGGACTCTCACTTACTTCTGGAGAAGGACTTGGTTCATCTGTTATATCAGGAGTAGGAGATGGAGTTTCCGTTTCTTCAGGAGTGGGGCTGGGTGTTTCAGTTTCTTCCGGTGTTGGAGAAGGACTTTCACTCTCTTCAGGGGTTGGAGATGGAGATTCTGTTTCCTCTGGAGTTGGTGAAGGAGTCTCTGTCTCCTCTGGAGTAGGACTCGGTGTCTCTGTTTCCTCAGAAGTTGGAGTTTCAGTTTCTTCGGGAGTAGGCGAGGGTGTCTCTGTCTCCTCTGGAGTAGGCGAAGGACTTTCAGTTTCTTCGGGCGTAGGACTTGGTGTCTCTGTTTCTTCGGGAGTCGGAGACGGAGATTCAGTTTCTTCTGGAGTGGGAGAAGGAGTAGGCGTTGGTGTTACAACTGGTGGCGGCGGTGTAGGAGTTGGTTTATCCGGTGGATCAATTTCATTGATAACTACATAATTACCTTCTTCGTCATTTGTAATTTCAACCATTTTATAATTAGAAGAAGCAATTTCTTCAATTTCAAGTAATCCGCTTTCAACCTCAGTTAGTGTAATAGTTTCACCTACACCAAGTGTATATGGTTCGCCGTTAATAATAAATGCGAATCTTGGAGTTGTTTTCTTTAAGACACCTGTATGATGCCATACTTGCTTACCATTCTGACTAATCCAGAATAAACGCTGGCCTTCAACTAAATTGATTTCCTCAAAAGGCATAGCATTTTGTGGAATAAAAACTTCTTCAATTAGACGTTTAGTTATTACATCGTCGGGATCAGTTGGGTCATATATAAATTGACCTTCTGGAATAGAGCATAGGTCCGCGGGCGCACGGTATACAATACTGGGTAATGTGCCGCCAGTAGATCCACTCTTTAATTGATATAAGCTAATAGCTTTTCCTTCTTCACTTACAAATAATACCCAATTTTCGCGGTTACCGCAATGATTAGAGCGATGACCTTCTTTACTTGTATTATGTGTTGGGTTATTAATATCAGCCATCCAATAGCCACCACCGGCTTTGAAATTGGTATTATCCATTGTATCGCAACGGAGTGACCAAATTTCACCCTTTAATACTTTGGTTACTGTTAAAGGAGTTGGGGTTGGTGAAGGAGACGGAGAGGTTTCTGGTGTAGGCGGTAAGAAAATATTTACATGATCTTCACCCGTAGTATTAATATTATTAGCAACAATAGAACCACAATGGTTACACCATGTAATATTAACAGTAGCATATGGCGCGATTAAGTGTCCTGCTAAACCGCCCATATTTACAGTTGTAGCGTCTGTCCAATAAACTTTATTAATATTACGATATTCAACATCAGAGCCATTTGCTTGATAGTCATATGGATAAATATCTACAACACCGGATTCATTTGGCTCTAAATAAATGTAAGTTTCATTGTTTGGTAAATTTTTAATAAAATCTTTCCAATATGAAGCTGTATTACTACCGGAAGTAGCAGATAGGTGTCTATATGATTCTGCTCCTTGTTCACTAGTGCGTCCTTTAAAAGTTACATTTGATTCATTATTATACACATAACTGTCCGATGCGGCAACACCATTAATCGAGCCATCATCAATAAACTGGCTACCTCGCAAGGTACCACCAACATAAATCGAACCTCTAATATGCCCATTAATTGCAGCATTGTTAAAGGCAACAATACTGTATTGCGGCATATTACTACTCTTAATTACATAATCGTAGATAACAGGTTCCAAATCTGTGGGCGTTGCTGGATCTCCAGCCTCATTATATGCTGCGATAAGGGGTGTAAATAGCATCAACAGGAAGAGTATAAAGGCAATTAGTTTTTTCATAAAGATTCCTCCTGTAAAGTTACTTTAACGCGCCACCAGTAGGCGCAATTAAGTCGATCGATAATAAATGTGTAGGTTTGTTTGTGTTCGTTTTGTATAATGTACCAAACTTCTGCATCTTCACTGTACTCCCATTCAAATGTATAAATATCAGTTGGTAAGAAATTTACTAATATTGCTACTAGAGTTACTTCTTCACCATAATAAGTTGGTTCTTTCAGAAAATCTAAAAATACTTGTCGATCAAAATGTTCTATATAACCATAATCATCATCCTCAAATATTTCATAAATTTCATCTAGACTCGTTGGAGTTGCCGATGATTCACATATTGTTATATTGGTAACTAATAAAAAACATAATAATATTAATAATATTTTTTTCATACGGCCCTCCTTACAATAAAATAAGGGACATCCGATGATGCCCCTTGGCGTGCCACGCAGCACATTTAGCCTATAAGTTTTAAGACATTGAGAGCAACTGGTCTTACTGGTGCCCGAGGCCGGACTTGAACCGGCACGCGATCAAATCGCAACAGATTTTCATACTACACTATGTTACCATAGCCACTTAAAGTGTTGTAGTCTGGACTATGTCTTTATCATATAAAATATAGCTTAGTAGATTTTCAATATATCAAACGATCCATTTAACGCTGACTTCTGCCGAAGTAATCTACACTCCATTACTGGTAATCTATTGCTATAATTACTTAGATAGTTCCTATATAGTCTCTACACATTTACAACTATAAAGTTGATTTAGCTCGGCGTAATCCAAAATGGACTTCCACCGAATTAGGGAACATTCACATTGGAACTTTCGTATCCAAGTGCTCAAATTAATAAGTCTGTGGTGTCTGCCATTCCACCACTCGGGCATAAAAAGAGGAAAATTGGGATTTGTTTCATATGCGTCCATATACCTCAGAGTATTAAGTCAGATAGCGTTTCGTGACTCCCAATTTTCCATATGTCCGCACCTTTCGGTTGCGGCGAGAGCATTCTCTTTATATACCGCGTGCTCTTTGCGGTCCGTTGCAACGATTTAATTTATATCCCGCGTCGATAAACGCGACGGCCCCAAGGTACGCTTGTTGATCAGACAGAGGCGCTGGCAGCTCTATTGATACCATATTACCAGTTTTTGTGGGACTTCCCACGGGTAACGGGACCCAGCGCTATGGTAAACGCTTGTGCATTCGCACGGTGGACCCGGCGCATTTCACGCAGCCCAAACGGTAGTTTTTCGACTTACTGGTCATCATATCATTTCAGCGCAACTAGTGTACGAGACCTTTCCGATCTCGGCGCCGAATATATGAAGGTGGTGCTCATTAAACACGACCCACGAGGTATCTTTTGTTGTCACGGTGTATATCCTCGTAAGAGATTCCGCGTTGCCGATAATGTACTATTATATTACCGTGCGCCACATTATCGGGATTCTTCGCACGTGTCGGCAACCTGTGTTTTACTTGCTTTGCTACACGCCGACTGTGACCAGCAAGTACCTTATTTTGTTTTCTATAGCTTCCGTGTGGTAAGCACTTGCTACTCACTTCATTTCTTTCGCGCAGCATGATTTTGCGCGTTGGGATACTGTCCACGGTTTTACGTCTGTCTTGTATCCTAGTGAGACGTTGCGGACATACCGTGTTTAAGGTGCGATTCATTTCCGCTTAACCCAGCACCATACCCTTGACCTCGCCAGCTGGTGGTTACAAGGTGCCTCCCGTCTTAGACGGGTCGGTCTATTAAATGTCCGTTTCATATGGTAGAAGATCTCGACCAGAGCAGGCTCCGAGCGATCCAACGGCTCATACTACCAAAACTACTAGGCGCACTAATCTCTTAAAATGTTTAGCATTGAAAAAGTTTGCTGTTAGCGCCTGATTGCTTTAACCTTTCATCTTATTCAAAAGAAAGGCAACGGAATCATATCGAATATTACCTCCTATATGATTTATTTCCTCTTTACATATATATTATATCAGAAATTCTGATATATGTCAAATATTAAATGTACCCTGTTCGAGAGTTGAACTCGACACTCCGGCTTGAAGGGCCGATGACTTAACCGACTGTCCCACAGGGCATAAGTAGCAGGGCGAGGTTCCAAATCAGCCCTGCTGAAAAGCATCGAACGACCGCTGACATTCGAAAGCGGCTCCTGAAGGACTCGAACCTTCGACCCAGCGGTTAACAGCCGCTTGCTCTACCAACTGAGCTAAGGAGCCATAGTGGCAGCTAGGGGAGTCGAACCCCTCAAAGCTTGGTTATGAGCCAAGTGACTCAACCGCTCGTCATAGCTGCGATATAAAATGTGGGTTTTGCTTCGCCTTTTTGGTATACCGCCTGCCGCTCATTCAGCTACATATTATCAAGCCTGAAAAGGTCTAATAGATAAGAGTAGTAGTTTAAACCCACAAAAAATCCGTGTGTAGCGGTTGTCAGTTAACTATTTATGAATCGCGCTTAACTGAACCAAAGGAGCGATGAGCGGCCCTACGCAGAATTGAACTGCGGTATCAAGCGTGACAAGCTTGCGTAATAACCACTATACGATAGAGCCATCTGGAAGGATTTCTTCCCTTCCTTACATAAATATTATATCAAAAATTTTATATTAAGTCAAATAATAAGATGGTAAATTTTCTTCTATTAAAATTTCATGTGCGAATTTAAGAACATTAATAGGAAAATGTAATTGATTTCGATATGATAAACATTTTCTTAAATAAGCGTTACCACTAATTAATTGATTTGGTTGAATTTCTTTTTTATATTTTTGATAAAATATTCTCGCACCCGTCCATGCTTGTGGTAAAAATTCTATTCTTTCAGCAGCTGTTCTTATAAACCAGTAGTATAAAGCCATAGCAATTTGGTTAATTTCTTCTTGCGGATTTATATTATTTTTAATAAGTGTATCTACTGTGTGAATAGTTGCAAGTGATAGTGCGCGAGTTTGATCTCGATATAAGGCTGCTTGATTATTCTTTTGAGTTAAGGATTCTTCATCCCTTATCTGCTTTATAATCGGATCATCATATTCTAATTTTAATAAATCTTTATCTTTAATGATATAATTACATATTCTATTAAAGCCTATATCTTCATCCAAATAACTTGTTTCTAATGGAAATGAAATTCCATATTTCTGTAAGAATGAACGCTTATATATTTTACCATGTAATCTATTATCTGTATGTTTTGTTAATTTGTCATAGTGATAATATAAATTACTAATCATATCTGGTTCGAGGTTAAATGCTATATATTCAAGTTGAACCTGTAATGTAGATGATATAAATACATCGCCTACGTCCATAAACATTACATACGGTTTATAGGTTCTATCTAAGCCGAATTGGCGCGCAAAACCTGGCCCTTTATTCTGACTATATCTAAATACTTGAGCCGCATTTATATTAGGCGGTAAATAATAGGACGATCCATCATCTACTATAGTAACATGAAATACATTAGTATTAATTGAATCAAGCGTTTTAATTAAGCCTGGGCCATTGCTATAAAAAGGAATAATTAAATCAATCATTCTTTATTTCTCCTATAAAGCGATTTATATTGATACGAGGATATTTAGGGCTTGTAAGTTTTAAAAGTCGCGGCATCATTTGTTGATAGTAATGAGTTAAAGCATCTTCATTTATTTTTTCATATGTTCTATAAATATTATAATAATAATCTCTAATATATGCCATGTTATATTCTAATAATTCTGGCGCATCTTTAGCACAGCGTAAATAGTCATGATAAAGCTGAATAAAGAAACGAGTCACATGGTCGCTAATACGAACCGCATTTACATTAGTTTTTCGCGCGCAAGCAACAATATATCTAAAATTACATACAATACCCTTAATAGCTTTCTTATATAGATTAGTATGCGTAATAGAAGTTTGTTCGGGTACATATGTACATAAGGTCATTTTATTAGTAAAATAATGTTGCATACGTTCTATTTCGGCAAGTTCAAATAAGTTCATATAACATAGTTGCATAAAACTTAAATCTTCACCACAATAGGAGCAATCTTTACTTACAGCAAATTGAATATGATATAAGTCAAGGAATTCGCGCTTAAATATGGAGCCATGCAATGACCACATATCTTTATAGAAATGACGTTTAGCTTCTGGATTATACCACCCAAACGAATAAATATATGCATCATTATTTTTTTCTAGCGTCTTTAAAACAGTGCCCATCGCTAATTTAGAACTAACTCTATCTCCAGCATCTAAAAACATAATATACGGAGAAGTACCAGTTTCTAAACCTATTTGTCGCGCAAGACCTGGGCCACCATTACTATATGTGCTTACAAATGTAACTCCAGGATATTTCTTTTTTAGTGGTTCTATATTACAATTTGTAGAGCAATCATCTACTACAATAATATGAAGATTTGGAAAATTTTTATAATAGGTGGAATCTATAGTTCTACGCAGTCCTTCAATATTATTATAATGCGGAATAATGAAGTCTAAATTATATGAATCTAGAGTATTTCTTGTTATTGGCGCGTTCCTATAACTTTCAACAATGGGAAATGTGCGCCATTTGGGGTTCGCAGCAAAATGTTGTATCTTTGTTTGTGTAGTATTGGGTTTTTCGCGCGTATATTGAGTAACATTATATTCTGACGGAAGTACGAGAATATGACCTTGACACGTGTCATTAATACAACCTTGTTCTGCATTACGATAATAATACGTGTAAAGATTCTTTAATAATAAATCATCAATACCATCTTCACGAATTTTTTTCAAATTAAGCATAGCTACACCCATATTTATATAGGTAATCATACCCTTAGTATAAAATGGCTCAGTACAACCTGCAAAGTAATTGTCTCCTAAATCAATATCCCATAATTCAGAGATATTTGCTTTTACAATGGTATCATTATCTATTGTTAGAATTTTATCTAAATGCGGGAATATCTTACTAAATACAACACGAAGTAGTACCATATAGCTACATCTGTTCTTCATGTTAGGGCAATCTTCATTAAACCATTCCTAATTACTAACATTAATACACTCAACTTCCGGTGGAAGTTCATAAGGAAATTCATCATCCTCAATTAAGAAGTATATTTTTTCCACATTAGAATGAATTAGAAGTGATTTCATAGAAGGAATCATATCCTAATATACATTGCGCGTGCCCGCATAAACTGCTGCTCTCATCCTTTTTCCTCCATTATATACAAATAAGCGGCATATTCCTATGTCGCAATGTACTAGACACTTTATGTACGTCGCTCTACCAATTGAGCTAACTGTCCTGTTAAGGCACAGTATTGGACTCGAACCAATAACACACGGATCCTCAATCATCTAAAAAATGTTTGCTGTCTGTGTCTAAATATAAGAGTGGTTAAGCGGGATTGAACCGCCGACTTCTCCGTGGCGGGGAGATATGTTACCGCTACACCATAACCACATAAAATTGCCCTACTCCGAACTTCATATCGGTACGCCGCATACAGAATCGAACTGTCTATTCCGGATGGCCTCACCGGCGTGGAACTCCATTCCTCCCTACGGTTTTCGGGCGTTAGGTTTTTCTCCGATAGAGAGGATTACCATAAACCCCATACGTATGTACGCTTTTATTGCCTTAACGCAGCGATTAAAGCCGATGAAACCTGATCCGCGACCTAACCGGCACCTTTACGCGCATCACGCTCGCTGGAGTGTGGTGTTTAGATATACCGTCTCTCCTTGGCGCCATCCTTCTGTATATTAACGATTGGCGAGGTGGGGCCAAACGTCCCTCAATGCTTTAGTTATAATCTAAGAGGCATACTATTAGGAAAACTAGGCACTAAATAAAATGGAGCAAAGTAAAAGTTTGCGATTTTTATAAAAAGTTTGCTGCATGTGCCTAATTAGTCGGACACCCTGGAGTCGAACCAGGGACACACAACTTATAAGGATGCTGCTCTGCCTGCTGAGCTAGTGTCCGAAAACTGATTACTCCTCTTTGAAGTAATTATAGATATTTTGTTCAGAAAAACCAACTGCTGTCATAAAGTCTACAAAAGCTTTACACAGTTCTCTTGCGTCAGCATCTTCTTTCTTAATAATGACTTTCATAGAGTCGCCGTTATTTTCATCATCAAACAGATAACTAAATTCAATAACTTCCATATCAAAATCTCCTTTTCTTTATCTTACATATATATTATACATGAAATTTTATAAAAAGTCAAATAATAAAATTCCCGCAATTCCTACTAAGCTAATTGCGTTAGGTGTTCGGAACTGCGGGAATCACACGCGCAGGTTCGCAACTCCTGTTTGTGTTAGCGATATATCGTGTCGCTTTACGTTTTGGCGCTCACGCAGCCAAACCAGCGGCTCAGTATCGTTGTAGCCCACGCCGTCGTATTCATTTTTGCCCTCTGGAAGGCACACATTCTGTCTACCTAGGATAGACTCTTCAGGGTTATGACTCCTGGCAGTATTTATAGATAACTTGCATTTCTTCCCTCTTTTGTCGCGATCGGTAAGAGAGAAACCGAAGAGCACCTAGCGGATTCTGCCACCGCACACCTGACTTGGAAGGACAGTATACTACTTTTATATTATAGGTGCATAGACATTATATTAATGTCCATTCTTCATCTGAATATTGTTTAATATCACATTTTTTTCGTGGTAAATTATATTTATCGCACCATTTACGAATGGTATTACCGTTTACACCAAACTATCTTCCTAAAGCTTCAAAAGAAGTAATTCTAATTAATTCTTTTAATTCTTCTCTTTTAGGCCACTCTGTTCTTCTTTGATATTTTGCATAGCACTCTTGACAACGTGTTGCATATTTATAAATAATTTTTCCACAATCTATACATCTGGTTTGCTCTGTGCGATATTGCTATCCTCCAGATAAAATATTATATCCATTAGGAGAAATAGAATTATATTGTTTTATATATTCTTTTTCCCGTTCATCTAATAAAGCAGCATCGCATTCTTCTAATATTTCATAATAAAAATGTTCTTTACCATATTTTCTAATAGCAGAATGTAAAGCACTATTGTATGATACATCCTTACTACATTCAGATTTCCAAAAATGTTCTTGTATTCGTTTATGAATATTTATAGACTATCCAATATAGACTTTCTCATTTATATCATTTTTTATGATATAAATACCACATTTATCACTCATATTCTTTACCTCCTAGAATAAAGAATTGGCCGGAACTAGGATTCCTTTATCTCACATGTGTAGCTAGCACTTTGCTTCCCAATATAAATTTTATATGGCAAGCCCGGAAGGATTCGAACCTTCACCTGCGGGTTCAGAACCGCTTACTGATTTAGAGTCAGCTGTTGTCGCCATTCAACTACGGGCCTATGAAGGCTGATATGGCTCAGCCGTAAGCCTTAGAAATTGAAAATATCGTTGAAAAGATTAAATAGAGATGGAATCTCATCAGCATTATTAGCACTGTAATGATAAGTACCATACTGCTTGCAGAAAGATTCAATTTCTTTACGATAGGTCTTTTGCGCTTCAAGATATGCTTTGCGCGCGACTTCTACCTTTTCGGCCGCAGCCTTACGCTCGGCCATAACTTTTTCTTTCTGTTCCTTTAGTGCGCGTTCTTTACGCTCTTTTTCAATTTTTGCGAGATTTTCTTTTTCTTTTAGTTCAAACTCAGCGTGATTTGCTTCCTCAACTGTGTTATAGAACTGTTTAGTTTTGTCGCTATAAACTTTAATAGCCATAAGTCATAACCTCCCTATGTTATGAAATTATTATTAGAAGTGAGTTCCTTACCTCATTTCTAATTATATTATATAATAAAATTTAGAAAATGTCAAATATTTGGTTCTGTTTCTTCTTCTTCTTCTTCTTCTTCCATATTAATAGTTAAATTAATAGTAGTAGTTATATGATCACCATTAAGATATTCACTTATACTATCAATTTTTGCTTCAATGTCATTTAAATTGTAAATAACATCATTATTATGCTTAATTTGAATAGAAGTAATCGTAATAGGTATAAGTGCATTTAATGCACTCGCATCTATAAGTTTAATAGAACAATTAGCATTACTTATAATAGTAGTACCTGTAAAATAAGTATTTTTATTAAAAGCTTCTACTTCAAATTCAGTAGTATTAAGTTTAATTGTGTTCATATTAGGAGCCTCCTAATCCATCAATGATTTGATTTATATCATAACCGCCCGCTTGCGCCATACTCTTAGCAATTCCTTCTAAGCTATTACCCTATCGAAGGAAATTAGAGATTTGACCAAGTTGGGGATTATTCTATAATAAGCTTGTAATTATAGCTTCTTTATTATTCATAGTGCGATATTGCGCCATGAGTGCGCGAGTTCGCGCAATTGATTCATTCAACTGTTGCTGAGACAACGGTTGTTGCGGCTGGGGCAGTTGTTGCGCTCCGTTTCGCATTTGACTTATTCGACTTGCCATTTATCCATTCCTCCACTGCGCCTAAGCGTTCTAATATACTATTCATATCAATAGGTTCTGGTTTTTTATGCGGTGACACATCAAAAGGCTAGACACTTCTATTTCCTGTAGTATCCGTGCGTATCCACCAGATTATATCTTCGTCCGCATCTGGTAGATAAATCTCACTATTAGGTCCCATTGGGAATTGCCATGCGGCATTTTCACCATGTATAGGTGCCGCAGAATAAACTGGCAATCTTTGCATATAGGGATTATACTGCTGCGGCATCCCCATTTGCTATACGTTGTTTTGATTCCATGTATTCATTAACCGTTTCCTCCCCATATTTGCGACCACACTTGGGGCAGTAGTCGCATAGTTTAAAGTTGTTTGCTGCATCAAAGAAGTACAGCTCTTTTTCTTTTTCTTTCTTTGAGTCCCAACAATATGGGCATCCAAATTCGTCCATAGTTACCTCACTTTAATACTTTTTCAATAGTCTCAAGAGTACTCTTTAAACTATTATAGATTTGCTATAAATCATTTTTAGTAATTGCTTTTCCACTTGATAAAAATTCGGTCATTACATAACCTATTTTACCATTGTATCCAACTTTAGACCATTCGCTATTGACATATTCGGCTTCAAGAGAAGTATGATAAGGAATTTGCGCGAGGATTTTAGCTGTTTTACTAGGCTCCGCGCGCATATTCACTGTACCTTTATTTACTGTCTCTACATAAACAGTCATTCTTAATTGCCTTCTACTGCGGTCTTATCTAAACTTAATTGTTGAACTTGAGCTTCAATAGCAGCACGAATGACGTCTTCGTCGAATGATAAGTTCTTTTTAGCTAGAAGTGCTTTTGCTAGATTTAGCGCGTAATGTAATTTATCTGCACCCATTTTTGCGCCGAAGATTTTCTCTGCGGCATATACAACAGTTTGAGCGATACCGGTTAGAATACCAATCTACTCAGAAGTCATATGAGTTTTAAGATATGGGATTACGAACATACCTACGACACCAAATAGGATAATGATGATACCAAGTAAAATTTGAGTAATATCCATTGGAATTACCTCCTTTTTTCTTTATTATAACATATTGTGTAATATGTTGTCAAATATTTGAAATAAGGGGTGCGTATTAGGCAACCCCTTAGTCTTATAGTATCTACCACCGGCGCGAAGCATCAGCCTGATACTATAGTTTATTATAACATATTATGTAATACATTGTCAAATATTTATTTTTCAATAAAATTTGTTGCAATTATTTTATTACCTTTCTATATAGAAGCCTTTGCGCTCTCAATAAACTAATTAGCTTTTATATTATTTTTACTGAAGGAAGCCTTATTGCTGATTGAATAGATCGCTGGATAAAATGTAAAATTATTAAATACTGCATTTGCTGCTATATGTAGTCTTACCCAATTATATGAATATGTATTGTCTATAGTAAATACAACTGGAGTTGTATTAGCAGTTGCAATTTGATGCGGATCATTTCCATCACTATTTGTACCATAAATCTATAATGTAGCTTGCGAATGTCCAGTATACATAATATAAGTACCGTTAGGAAGATTTTTTATTACATTATTACCATTATTTGAAGTTGATGTTTTACTCGCGAAATTCCATATCAAAATACTGGCAGTAGATGTAGATTTTGTACCATTTAAAGTAAATGAATAATTTGTATTAAATGACCAGTTTATATTATTATGAGTGCCAGAAGAATTTAGCCAAGCACTATCCATTGCTAAATAATTTTTACTTTGTTCATTTAATTCAAATGTATGTAAATTATATAAATTGTCTACCTTTGCGACGGTGTTGTAGAGTTGTTTTATATCATCCGTTGATAGAGTCGTAGCATATAATCTAAAATCACTTAATACGTCACTACCATTAAATACAAGTATAATGTTATTTGCGCCGGCAACATCGGTTTTAGTAGAGGTAGAACCGCCATAATCTACTCCATCTACATAACATTTACTAGTTGCACCATTAACAGTAAAACATATATGATGCCAATTTCCATCATTTACTACCACATTTGAAGTAAAGGCACCAGAACCGCTATATGCAAAATGTGGTTTGCTACCATTAGTTGTAAGCCATAAACCTCTACATCCACCAGTTCCGTCACCAATTTGATAAATCCATCTATTATTAGTTGCGGTTGTTTTTACCCACGCACACATTGTATAAGTATTATGGGTGGTTAAAACAGTTGGAATTGTTGAGGTAGTATTTGATATGTTTATAGACGCAGTAGAAGTCATTGCGGCAGAATAGCGAGGAGTACTGTTGGTTAAAGTTAAAGTTCCACTACTAGTCCCATTATGCCCATAGCCGCTACTGTCCTATATACCATTGGTAATATTATCTAACTTATAATGCAATACCAATCCCTAACT